TCCGGGTGCGGGTTTCAATCCATGAACAAATGGCCTATAAACCAGTTCAACCCCAGCAATTTCCTTATCCTCTTTTAATGCTTCAAGGATACGTCTTTTATCAGGCTTAAACGATTGTACCATGTTCATGTACTCACGAGGTAGCTTGCTCTCATCAGTGATGTTGACAGCAGCTCTCCCGTCCCGTACCGTTATAGGATTAAATTCACTATGACTTGGAGTTGTACCAGTAGCTTCAAAGTGTCTCAGCACTAAGCCCTTAATAAACTCCTGTTTGTTCGATAATGTCTTTTTTGCTCTGGTGAGCTTTTTTATTTGGTCATCCATCATCTCAACCATCTTCTGGTTACTTTGGAAATACCAATAAACACCATCTTCTTTTTCTGCTAATTCAGTAAAGCGTTCTTCTAGCTGTACCTGAAGATACTTTTCAGTTTCCTCATCTCCAGCCATACGCATATCTGATTGCAGAAGCATGATGTCAGTCGCTATGTCATCAAATGTCCTTCGTGGACTTATACTTTTTTCTTTTGGTTTAGCCAACTTTATCTAATCTCACTCCTTCTAACCTCAACTCACAATCGAACTCTTCTTTCTCTCGATTAGCAGTTGAGTATACACGTAAGCCACGCATTGTTTTTGTGCCTTTCATGTATCGGGGTTCAAGGGATACTACCTTGTTTACATTATAAGCGACTCTAAACGAGCCCTTAGATGAGGCTATATCTAGTCCTTCATGGAAAGCCGACTTACTGACTTCCGAGATAACAAAGATGATTACATTATTATTACGAGCAACATCTACGAGTGCTTGACTTGCTTCTTCAACACGCATATTGGGGTCGTTTAACTTCGACTTAAATAGACCCATATGGTCTACCACAACAATTTCGGGTTTCTTTGGGAGCATTTGGATACGTTTCCCAAGCTCTTGAGGATACCCCATGTTATAATCAACTGTCAACCAATCAAACTTATCTTCAAGACCATTTCTGTATTCTGAATAGTGTTCGGCGATTTGCTCTTCTGTCCAACCTGTCTCAATCATGACATTCCGTATCCATATCTGGAGTGGAGACATTTCTCCTTCCAGCATATACGTGGGACGTTTGAAGGCATTAATCCAGTTCAGCAATAGCATGGTCTTCATAGATTTAGGTGGTGCTTGTATCATAACGACTTCTCCCGGTCTGATGGGAAAGTCTACACCTTCGTAAGTATGACCTAAATTGATACCGCGCTTTGAGGCACCTGATGTGAAATACTCCACAACAAATTTCTCCATAGCTTTAGCATCCATCTGAGTTGTACTTTTCTTGGCTTTAAAGAGTTTGCAAGAGGATGAACAGAACTTATCTTTCATGAAGTCACTACAACCATAGTTATAGCCTTCTCCATTATGACCTTTATAACATGAGGTCACGATTTTGTCCATTTCATCACTACTAAACTTGCGGTCTTCCACCGTATCATGTCGCTGTCTCCAATCTTCCATGATAAGACGCACCACACTCTCAGGGTATCTCCATCTCAGGTGAGAGGCTATACGTAGAGCAGCAGGATGTCTCTTATCTTCAGGATTGATTCCAGCAACCATCTTTTGGATACAGGTATAATGTGATGGGTCAGGGTTAGAACCAAGAAGTTCTGTGGTATTACCACTCTTCTTAATCTTAACATTCAAGGCATCAAAGACAGGTTCGCACTCTAGTTCAGTATAAGCGAACTTCTTCCTTGGTTTCTTAGCCATCAATAATATAGTATCTATATTTCCTTGTAGTTCAGCCACAGTCAATGGAATCTTCCATAATTTAGACTTACTATTCAGAGAATTTACAAGACGTATTATACGGGTTTTGTCAGATACACTTGAGTCAGCAAATGACCATATATCCTTATTCAATAATGCTTCTTTGACCTTTACATGTAGGTTCTTATCAGGTTTCCATCGAAATGCTGTACTATGGATACCGAAATGAAACCCACGACCAGAGAAGTAAGGTTGATAGGGTATATTGTAATCTTCCAAAAGCAATCCAAGGGCAATAGCCTTCTCTTGTGCTTTCTTAGGATTTTCACCATCTACGTCTAACAAGAATTCATCAGGCATGAATAGTAAGCCATCATAGTTAGCCAAGGTCTTTTTTTCCTTAACAAACTCTACGACATGTTCATCATAATCCCAAAGTGACACAAATGTATCTTGAGCTATACACTCCCAAGTAGTTGCATCTTCTGGTTTTCCGAAATGGTGACGATTATGTAGTCCAAATGCATACTCTTTCAGCATTATTTCACACTAATAATCTGCCATCCAGATTCTTTGACTCCACTTACAGCAACAGGAGCTACGATTAATCTACGTTGAGGGTCAGTGCGAATCTTGCGAAAGACACGTTCATAGGACTCAGGTGAACCGTGTGTCGGTTGTGACACACCTTTATAATTACCTAATGATAGTTTATGTATATCACTTGTCATGAAGTAAGGGTCAGACTTGTGCTGTTCAATATAATGAGCGAACTCAATAATATGGTCAGCGATTGTATTTATTTGCATTTTGTTCTCATAGGTAGACGACTAGGGGTGGCTAGCGCATCGCCCACTCACCCCATCACAGTCATCTAATTCTACATGTAGTCGTCAGCAGCCTTTACGGTTTCGATAACTTCAGCAGTTGGTGTTTCAATAACAGGAGTTTCTACACTAAAGACTTCGGGAGTTCCCGGTCTGTCTTTATAAGGATTACGATATTCCTCAAAGAAAGTCTCTGCTCGACCTTTGAAATACTCTACATCTTTAGCCGTATATGGCAATACATTATCAGACGCTTCAGTTTCAACAGGAGCAATACGGTCTAACATGCGAGTGTATTCTTTATCAGGGTCACTATCACTTGGCTCTTTGTAGAAATAAACCCACATTTGAGCACCGACAAGGTTTTCAGCCTCATCGTCAAATGATACTATTGCAGCACCACTAGCTGATTCAAGCACTTCAACAATACCAGCATTGGCATGTTTATAGAAGTTAGCTAGCACGAACTCTTCTCCATCTTTATTTGTCTTGGAAAAGATACGCAGATTCATGTTATCGGGATAACCTTCAAACCATACGTCGCGGAATGGTGTTTCATTGTTCCATACACCACCACTAGCTTTTTGTACTGTAAGCAATTTCCAACCGGGTGAAAAGTCACTACCGCCTGTACGTTGCGTTGATGTTCTCAGAGCCATTAAGATTTCTCCTCTTTAGCTTTTGTATCGGGGATTTCTTGAACTAGAGTTTCTAACGATTTTGTTTTACCTGAACCGGGTGTACCAATTACTAATATTTTAGCATTAGGCCATCCAGCTTTTTTCGCTGCATCTAATAGAACACGATAGTCTTGAGGTATCTCAGCAGGTAAAGTCTGAGTTCTATCTTTGGCATGAGCAAATGTAGAAGTCTTGTTAATGTGCCACATGAACTTCAATTTGTTGCCGGGTGCAGGTACTGTTTTCGTATAAACTACGAAGTCAAACCATTTAGCAAGGTCTTCTTTAGAAGAACCATCAATATATGGAATGAGTGGGGTTGAGCCATCATCAAGATTGTCCTTTTTAGCATGGACATTTACAATGAGATGACAAGGAATACGTGTAATATCTTCCATTTTCATATCAATGGCGTTTTTGAGTTTACCCCAACCATCAATCTTTAATTTACCATCTTTTCCAACAAGTGTACGTTGGTACTTCTTGGCTAACTCAGAAAATGTATCTAATACAAGTGCATCTAGGGGTACTCCCTCTTTGGGAAGAAGTACACGTGTTGGTTCAACTACATCAATATTAGCCAGTTTCTTCTTGATATTCATTATCTTGATATCAAAGAGTTGAGCTATGGTAGCCTCAAAAGCAGCCCATGAATCGGGTCTTAATACTGGGTAGCCAAACAAGTCTTCAATAAGAGTATTGTTACCTAATGTTTTGGAACCTTTCTCAAAATCGAAGAACAGAACTTTGTTTAAAAGTTTTGACAAATCAGTTTTCCTTATGGGTATAACGGGGTTAATCATCCCTTTAATATAACAATTTTAAGGGACAATTCAAG